TCTGTAATCTCAACCTGCTGATTATCCTTTATAATCTGCTTAAAAATACCATACTTATATCTTATACCATATCCTGTCGCAGGGACCTTCAAGGTCGCCAGAGACTCCATATAGCACGCAGCAAGACGACCCAGACCACCGTTACCTAATCCAGGTTCTTCTGCAACATTAAGAACCTCCTGTAATGTAATATCATACTCCGCTAGTGCTTTCTTTGCTTCCTCCCTTATACCCAAACTAATAAGATTGTTATTAAGTTGAGGTCCAATAAGAAACTCGGCAGAAAGATATGCAACTTCCTTTTTAGGAGAAGGTGACATACCCAACCAATAAGTCATCATCTGATCTCTTACAGCATAACTTAATGCCATATAAAAATCATGAGTAGTGGCAATCTCTGGGCGTTTTCCTAAAGTGTAAAAAAGACGTTCTCTTATTCCAGTATAGAGATTATTTTTCATTGCAAAAATTTCTTAGCACGAGGTCTCAAGGGTCTTCTCTTTCCATGTATATGGGTTAGATAGAAGTTTGAATAGTTAACAATCACCAAAAGAATTAATAATATAGTATTAACCATTTACTCCTCCGAAGATTTACCCTTCTTACCTATATTATACTTCTGTTCTAGAACCCAGTCACCTTTATCTTTATATGCTAACACCTTAATCTGATTAAGAGGTGCAATATCAGATACGGAGTCCGGTTTTACTACTGAAATAAGTCCCCAATCAGCAAGTAAGCGAGCAATGCGATTGCGACGTTGTACGTCGTTAGATGTGAGATTAGCATGTTTACCATCCAACGCAAACAATTCTTTAAAATGGACAATATAATATCTACCCTGCTTATGCAAGATATGGCAAGACTGATAGAGTTTCTTTTCCTTCCTTGATGCTACTCCAATTCGTGTAAGCGTCTCACGCACCTTGAGAAAATCATCAGGTTCATTAAGAAGAACCTCTACCATCTGGTCCTGAGACCACTTTACTTCAGGTTCTACCGTAGTAGTCATTGTCTTCCTCCAATTTCAAGTCGTTGTTTAATAAATTCCAATTGTTGTTTTGATAAGATTTTCAGTGCTTGAGATGCTTTCTCATTACTATAACCATAGTATTGTTTAACACTTTGGAGATCCGTGACTTTATCCTTACGGAGCCAGGGAGAGAATCTCTTCTTTTTCCTAAGTGTATTTAGATAAAAATTATATTGCATATCCTTATCTAAGTTAGGATATTTATTCATTTCATTAGCAAACATCACACAATCAAGATGACCTGAAAGACATCTATTAATGATATAAGGAGGATAATCTTTTATATCTTCTGATATATCTTCCTTTGTAAAATTAATAGAATTTAACCAATCTTTTAATTCAGCCATTAGTTAACTCCTTAACTTTATCTCTCCAATATTCTCGATCTTGATCAGTCAACCAAGGATTATGCATCTGTACGTAAGCATGTTCTAACCATTGATCTTTACCCCAGTCCCATCTAGGTTGTCCCTTATATTGTCTAACCCTAATCATAGTGGAACTCCAATAGGATGAAGGAAAAAGTTAATATTAATATTCATTCTAAACAAAGTATTAGTCTGCATCACTGTTTGGTGCTCTATTTTAGAAGGAAAAATAATTGCCCTATTCCTTTTACTCATAACCTTTCTACCATTATCTTTAAATTGAGTTCCTCCATTACTATCCTCCAAATATAATAAAAGAGTAGAAACACGATCATCATTCATATCTGAGTGCCATCCCATATGCCTAGTAAACATAGAACGAGGAAAAGTACTATGTCTAACAAAACAATTAGCTCTTGCACGATGAACCACTACCTGTAAATTCGAATCCTGCTTCATCTGTTTATCATAAGCAGACATGACAATACGAGGAAGATAAGCAGCATCTACAAACTCTTCTCTTTTATATTCAACCATCCTAAACATGAATTGAAACTGTTTTTCCCATTTTGCATCTTGCACAAGAGTCTTCTGCAATTGCCAACGAGGATAAGAGAAATCGTTAATATGAGAATTTACATTTTTAAAGTCAGTTTCTGGAAGATAATCATCAACTACAATAATATCATAACCACCTTTCTTCTGTCTAATTCGATTAATCTTCACTTTGATCAAAGAAATCAGGATTCATATCAGCCCATACATCAGAAGCAACTATAGGAGGATTTTCTGCCAGTGCTTCAATCATCTCAGGTGGTAAATGATCTATAGTCTGGGACTCCATAGTTGAATAAGGATCTATCTCCTGCATCAATGATTCCGTATCTCTAATCAAATTATTATACTTCTCATCTGATTTAGCAAATTCTTGCTCTTTTTTAGTTGTATAATGACAAACTACTGGATAAAAATTCTCTTGGTGTTTCTGTTCAATCCATCCATGAGTCACGTCCTGGACGGCGAATAAACCCCCTACAGCACCAATTCGACTCAATATAACCCACATAACATATTCATCTAATATGCGTCGATTTGGGATAGGAACAAAAACTTGATTAGTAGTAACCTTATCCATCAGCTCAATCATATCATCCAATGAATGAACAATCATTTTATGAACACTATCATTAAGTAATAAAACTCCCATGCAAAATTTATACATGGGAGCAATACCACCCAAATCATATATCCCTACGTCAACCATATCCAATTGTTCTCTTATATTTCTTCCCCCTCCAGTATTGGGATCATGACGGAATCCCATCTCCTCTCTACCATAGACCTGACAGGTACAATAAGTATCAAAGATATATTGAACGTCATCATAAAAAATTACATCCGAATCAACATAAAGAATATTATAATCTTCCTCAAAATATTTAAGATTGCACCATCTATGAATAAACAAATGGTTATGATCAAATCCTTCGACGAAAGGTGTAACCCTTACCTTATACTGAGTACTGAAATAAAGGGGAACAAGAGAAGGATTGTCACAAAACAAATAAACAGGTATTTCACTATTAAACTCCCTTAAAGATTTAATACTATGATCAAAACGCCTCATTTCATGATCATTAATATGTTCATGAGGACTTACTTTATAAGAATAGAAAACAATATTAGGAAACTTATTTTCTCGACACCTTAAGGCATCTAATTTCTGTCTTACAGATTGTTTCATGCTGCTAGCACCTCACTTTCATTAGAATAATTCATCAGCAACAATTCCTTTCTTCCTTTCTGTTCTCTCATATACTCACCAACAGAACGCATTGTATAAGTTAAATCAAACTCAGCAGCATTCCATCCATTAAACCTATCTTTTACCAACTGGTCTGAATTATAACTAACCATCATTGGAATACTATGCTCATCACAATCCTTCGCAAACTTATCATGATCAAAGTTCTTGTGCATAGAACCCTTCTTACCATATAAATTATCTTTTATATCATAAGGAGGATCTAGATACATGAATATACCATCATGCATATTATTCTTCATTAGATACTCATAAGAATATCCATTTATGTGCCAGTTTGAGATAATTTCAGAGTATCCAGGTAATTTCTCAATCCCCCTGACTGAGAAATTGCTAATGGAAGCTTGAGATGAAAAACTAGAGCTCTCAGTGAGACCAGAAAAACTGCACTTGTTAACAATATAAAAAGCCACAGCGCGGTCAAGGGATGACTCACTAATCTTATTAATAATTGACTTGGAGTTATTGAAGAGTTCTCTTGCTGAATCAGGGTCATTATGGGTAAGTTTATAATCTAATAATTGATCCTTCAATTCTACACCAAACATCTGAAGATTACTCCAGAAGTTTACAAGTGGTTCATAAAGATCATTAACAACAATCTTTAAATGAGGATACTTCTTACTAATATGTATCGCTACGCTACCTCCACCTAAAAAAGGTTCACGAAACTCAACATAATTTCTTAGATCAGGAAAATACTGATCCATTTTATTAACTGCTCTGGACTTTCCACCAGGGTAGCGTAAAGGAGTCTTTAATGACTTATTTGAAATATTCATACAAAAGGAAACACCCAATTTCTATAAGTATCAACTGTGTAATCTCTATACTGATCTCTTACATCATCTGACAAAACTTCATTTATGTCACGTTCAGCTTTCTCAACTTTAGGTCTAACATAATAAAGTCCTGTAGGGAAACGAGTTAATTCCTTTCTTGAATCTAATTCTACACCATTAATTTTAAATTGAGCAATATTATTAAAATCATGATTATATCCTTTAATCCCTAAAAAATTATAGATATTATTCAACTCCTCTCTAGGATTCTTACATAGATTATCATAACGCATAAAATAAACTTTATCTTTAAATCGCTGTGTTGATAGATTCTTCACATTCCATAATGAATTATACATCAATCCATTATGTTTCATTATCTCTTGCCTAACATAGTACGTAATATCTCCAGCATATCTTGCATCTATCACAGCATTTCGATGATAATGCACTATGTAAGATGCTAAAATTTCATTTAAATCCCTAACTGGACATATAATTTTAAGGTCATCATAGTAATGTCTTTCAAGAAGATTTATAACAGGAGGTATTCCCCAGATTCCTCTATCAATAATATGTCTTCCTTTCCAAGATTTATAATAAGAATCCAAAACTCCACAGACACAATCATCCATTGAATTTTCATCAGGAAAATCAGAATAAAGATCACCATTTTTCTGATGCTCAATAGAAGCCATAATATCACATACAGGACTCTGAGCACTAACTTGTACTTCGGGATTCTGATTAAGGATACAAGACAATACAGTATTCCCTGATCTTGGAAGACCGGACAGGAAATAATATTTCTTTTTATTCTTTAAAAAATTCATTACCAATCAGGATAAGATGTTACATTAGAGATATACTCATAAATTAAACTCCATCCAAACTCATAGGTATTACCCATTTCATCTTGAAGAAAAAAAGGAATATTTGGATGAAGCATCTTTGCTCTATAATAATGAGCAATTACATTACAGTCATCGTCAATATGACGTTCTTTTTCTAGCTGTTCCTCAGTCATCAATATAATCTTCTCTCAAGGTCTTCTTTATATTGAGGAGAAAGTGACGTAGGAGGATCTGTAGGATGATACCACCCATTACCATCCTCATCCAAATAAGGGGGACGAGGAATACCTATATCCATCTGTATGGGAGCATCCAATACCTTCTCAAGACTCTCTGCCATTCTACGGAAACCACTTCCCACCAAGACTTGGCCAGCACATACTGCTACAGTACAGGTTCCCCAAAAGATATAATACCATCGAGATTTAACTTGATGCCTCAATTTCTCTGTTTTTTTACTCACTTCTTGTATCTCCTCATAAAGATCCCTGTTAGTTATAGTCAACTTATTATCCATAATAACATCTCTCTCACCCTCTAGTCAACCAATTCTTCTAAAGAAAATAGACTATAAAGTTCTAATCCAGCAGCATCCATAGCATCATCTGCTTCTGTTCCTTCTTGTCTATTAATAATAGAAACCACACGTTCAACTACATAACCAGCATCACGTAATTTTAATGCTGCTTTAATAGCAGATCCTCCTGTTGTAATTACATCTTCTATTACAGTAACTTTAGATCCCTCAGACAAAACCGGACCTTCTATCCATGCCTGAGTTCCATGCCCTTTTGGTTCCTTTCTAACGATAAGAGCATTAAGTGATTTCCATTCATTAAGCCATGCTGCCATTGCAATTCCACTCACCAAAGGATCAGCACCTAACGTAAGTCCTCCTACAGCTACTGCATCCTGATCGATACATTCTAAAAACATAGAACAAACTAAAGATAACCCCTCACCACTTAAAGTGACAGGTTTACAGTTTACATAATGCTCACTCTTACGTCCAGAAGAAAGTGTATATTCTCCTCGACGATAAGCATCTCTTTTTAATAATGTTAGTAATCTATCTCTCATTTGTTTTTATAGTATGTGGATTTGGTGTTTGTTTCGCCAGTTCAATATTTCTCTGTTCTAAATTCCTATTGAAATTCCAATAAGAAAATTTCATATAGAGTCTGTAAGGTAAACAGAGAAGTTTCTGGGTGAACCATTCAAGGTAAAGTATTGAAAGTAGGATATACTTCTCAATCATTCATTTGTTTTTATAGTATTGGAATCCGGTGGGATCTTCTTTAACAAGCTTCAATGGGAAAGTCACCAATTTTTCCCAAGGTGACAGATCATCAAACAAAACAGCAATCTTATCACCACTGATTCTTTGAACAAATCCTCTATACCCATTGTAAATGGAAGTGGGATCATCAATCACAACTGTAGTGCCAGGTAAAATCATTTAAATTTACACTCCACCATAATTTCTGTTAAACATGCAAGAAGATTTATTTCCTGGTCCGCGACGAAAGCAATCTGGTACTGATAACGAGCGATAATAAGAACGGCGGCAGGAATAGAGTTATGGACCAAGGAATCATAAAGAGCATCGTAGACACGGCGCAATAAAACAGAAGGATCATTATCCAGATTATTGACACACCATTTACGTACTTCCGGAAAGTTCTTTTCTTTGAGATTTTTAATGAGATCATTTACTTTTACATCACTAAAATGAGCTAAAATACCAGAATCTATCTTTCCTCCCACCGAGTATCTTTGACACTCATTGAGAATGCGACGCCAATCGGGGAAGTGTTTGTTAATGAGTTCAGCGAGGACCTTCTTATCAGCTTCGCACCTCTCTTGGTCCAAGATAAAGTTAAGTCTGGTGAAGAAAGCAGCCGCAATCTCCTGCTTTTCTTTCCCACGTATGCCAAATTCGACCACAGCACATCGCGAATGAAGGGGTTCGATGATTTTATTTTTATAATTACAGGTAAAGATGAACCTACAGTTACCAGAAAATTCTTCAATCGAGGCCCTAAGGAGCAATTGTACATCTGGAGTGGTGTTATCTGCCTCGTCGATGATAATGACTTTATGCTTGGCATCACTGGATAATGAGACTGTTGATGCGAAGTTTTTTGCATTATTTCTGACGGTATCAAGGAACCTTCCTTCATCGGATCCGTTGATAACATAAACATCTACCCCCAATTCAGCGCAAAGTGCTTTAGCTACTGTTGTCTTACCACATCCAGCAGGTCCAGCAAGAAGAAGATTAGGAACTTCCCCCTTATTTAGAAAATCTTTAAAAGTTTTCTTTATACTCTTAGGTAGAATACATTCATCGATTGTCTTGGGTCGATACTTTTCAACCCACAGAAATTCATCTCTCATAACAAATAATTAAAATTGAGTACAACTCTTCTTTTTTGATCCGTGCAGGTTATACCTCCATGTTCGATACTAGAATTAAAAGTAACAAACCGATTTGCTACACTCTTTATTGTATCATATCCTTTGATTTTAGTCCCTCCATTATTAGTATTCAGATAAAGTATTGAAGTATATGCATCTGGAGTTTTATCACACCAATCTACATCATATCCAGTAAATCTATTAAATACAGTTCTGGTTGTTAAGTTAACCTTAACTTTGAATAACATTCTAACCAATATTTTATCTATAATTGGATGAACAATATCAAACCAATCACTAGAAGGTTTCTCCTCAAACATTACATGAGTAAATTGAAGCAAATCAACTCCTGGATTATAATACCATGGAATATGTTTACTCATGATACAAGATTCAAGACGTTTAAATTCATGCTCCGGTAAAAAATTATCAATTATTTTCATAATTAAAATTAATTACAACTCTTGACTTTTGATCAGTACAAGTCACCCCCATATGTTCCAAACTAGAATCAAATATTAACATCCTATTTTCTACACTCTTAACCTTACCACCTTTCTTAAACTCTGTCCATCCATTATTAGTATTAATATAATATACAGAAGTAGTAGAACAAGGTAAATTATCTGTATGCCACCCAGTTTTTCTATGAAATAAAGTTCTACTAGTTAGATTACATTTGATGGAAAAAACCGTACCAACTTTTAATTCTTTAAGACAAGGTGCTAAAACAGAGGGTCCATCCTTAAACAATCTTCCATCATCAAAGTAATAATGAACAAATTGAAAAGATTCTGGAGGAAAATTATCCCTAGCAATTCCATTTGTAAAAGTCCATGGAATAGAATCAGATAATACAATAGATTGAATTTGCTTAAATTGATAATCTGGTAAGAAATTATCGATTACTTTCATGCATCCCCAAAAGTAGAATCCGGCTCTAATGCTATGTAATAAGTTAGATCATGATTCTTACTAGTAAAACGAGATAGAAGTTTTTGAGATACAACTACTTCATAAGTTCCAGGAAGAATCTTAATGTTCTCTACTTTAAAATTAAAGGAGAAGATAGATTCACTCTCTCCTACAGTTATAGCAAAGCTATTAGAAGTCTCATTCTTCTTATCACGCACCACGAGTTTAACAACACCATCTTCCCCTACAACAGATAAATCAGGAAGTTGATATATTGCTGCTGCTTTAAGAAGTTTTTCTAATTGCTCCGTACTAATATCAAACGTAACATCTTCACTAGGAAGAGTAAGTGGCTTATCGGGTGGAGTAATAATAACACTAGGATCTGCAAAGAAGTATAAAGAGCGAGATTTTCCCTCCTTAATTACAACATACTGATCATTTTCAAAATTAAGTTCCGGACTCTGATGCAATCCCATTCCATTAAGGAATTGTCCAAGATCATATATACCAAAATCTTTAGGAAATTCCTCAGGAACAGTTGCCTCTGCAAGAATATTCTTCATTACACTAATAGTGCGAAGTCTATTTCCCTGTTTGAATAAAATTGACGTGTTAATAGTCGAGAAATTTTTAAGTAAAGAAAGTGTTGAATCAGAAAGTTTCATAACCACGGGTCGGAGTTTCATTAGTTTGGCCACTGAAGTAATACAACAGCAGGCAATA